TCACGCTGTTCCATCACACGCTTGAACACAGATGCGGCAGCGACCGCATCCTTTTTGGATAGCCCTGCTTCACGCAAAGCCTTTTCCAAAACCTTTAGATCAGCAGACCCATCAGGCCGGAAGAATTCCAGCTTGCTGACTTCTGCTTTTGGGTTGTTCGGATACATAACAACCGAGACTTCGCGCAGACCGCCTTTGGTGATCTGAAAATACGATTCCTCGTCAGGCTCAGTCATGAAATCGCCGTTTTCACCGACCCAGGCATATTCGTCGGCATAGGCTCCGACCGAAACGCCACCGAACATGCTGGGGCTTTCGGTCATGACTTGATACAAGTCGCTTCCTGCGGTCGTGTTGGTATACAAACGCCCCGAAGCAGTCATGCCGTCATCGTCGAATTCAAAAGACGTCCATTCGCCAACGGGAATGGCATCAGCTTCATGATTAACAAACATTGGCAAGGGTCTGCCAGATGCGGAAAACTCTTTGGCCCAATCCATGAACCCTTCTGGCTTGTAGAAAAAGCGCCGACCGTCTGCGCCTTCCCTCGGCCCCCAGGTTGTTACTCGCGCCTCAATCTTTCCGCTTGGTTCTGCGTTGCTGGTCTTTTCCAGCTTCAGTTTTGCTTCGCAGACCATGAACAATCTGGTCATGTATAACCCCTGGTTTTGATAGGTCAACGTCTTTTATTTTGGGAGGCCGACCCCTTTTAGGTCGCGGAATATCTTGTGTCTTATTCGCCACCAACGATGCTACCATCATTTTGAAAATGATAGACACAATCAGGTTTTGCCTATATTCATCTTGCGGGTCTGATTCCCGCCGCCGCCTCCGGTGTCCTGACTACTGCTGCCAGGAATCGGGTCTGCCGATTTTGTATTGTCTTTTAATTTATCAGCATCCGGCAAGGTTGGCATGTTGACGTATGCCCTTGCCTCGTTTGGCGTCATGATTCCTTGTCCGACTGCCGCTGTGATGTAGTTCATCTGATCCAGCGGGGCACCTTTCAGGAAATCTCGGGTGTCAAATTCAATATAAAGCGAAGGATAACCGACAAACAACTGTTGTTTCAACTTTTGCTGAACATTGACCAGAATCGGGTACATAGTGGACTTGTAAAATTCGTCCATCATCGTCTGGGTGTTGTTGTATTTGCTCTCAGCAATGTTGAGCATGGAATGCGGCACACCAAACAACCCGCAAATGCGCTTCATCGTCTGCTCTTTCAGTTTGGCAGCGTCAGCGTCTTGCAGGGTCAGCATCTCCAGGGGCATGTATTTCATGCCGTTGTCTAGCAGCATGCCCTGGCCTGCTTTAGACAGATCAGACGTCCTAGCCCCGGTCATCTGGTTCCAGGCTTCCTTGATTCGCGCGGCAATTTCCTTGTATTTGCCGTCAGGAATATTGGCTTCCGTCACAAACAGGCCAGAAGGTTTGGCACCGTTTTGCATGATGTAGTTGGCATAAAGATCAATGTCCTGATCCAGTCCCACCAACTCAGTCGCCAGAATGCCCTTGTTAAAACCCGCAGAACCCTGCCAGGCAGCATCCTTAATGTGCATCACCTGGTGCGCTGCAAGTTGCTGGTTTTCGGTAAAACCGTAGCTGGGAGTCGATAACCGGAATGACGGATAGCGCGTTGGCGTAATCGTCGCCGCAATCAGCGTCGAATCCAAGATATACATTTCCAGCGGGGTCTGCGTCGTGACGTCTTGATCTTTGCGCCACCAGAGCGTAAACGCTTCGCCCGACAACTCGTGCCACATCATCCATTGATACCAAAACTCATAGGTACTTTGGAAGTTGTTGGGATTCGTCAGCAGGTTGTGGACAGATTTCGCTTTTGCTTTGTCCCTAGATCCAACTTCATCGGACCGTATAGCGTCAACAAATACGCCAGGCTTTGACTCGCACATGATGCGAATTGGCAATTGCCCAATGCTTCGCGCTTTGACGCCAACACAGGACATGACGGTGCTGTTGCGAGTAAGCACCGACATATCAACCGGCCTGCCTGCACTCGTTGTGCTGGCAGTCGTGACGTACAAAATCTGCGTTGATGCGGTCGGTGGCTTCTGTCCCGCCTGGTAAATGATGTTGTTACCCAGCGCAGACTGACCGAAAAGGGTATTGGCTTCGTCAGATTTGACCGTTTTTTTGCTTTTGAAAATGTCAAAAAGTGCCATGAAAACCCCCTATCTTGCTGCATCCTACCATTCTATTGTTCTGAATCCAAACGATTCCCCAATGAAAGCGTTATCCAAATGGCAATGCATCGCCATAATTAACGCAATAATGCCGTCCACCTTAGCAGCGGCATCGGCTTCGTTCTTACGGATCTTTACGTTGCCGTTCACATCCGTGTAAATCTCGCAGTTCCCAAGCTGCCAACCCAGAAACGGGTTGCCGTCGTGATGTATTGCTTTCTTCAGGATCGCTTGTTCGGTCGCCTTAGACGGGTTGGACAATACCGCCATCCCTTGTCCTACTTTCTTGACCGGCAGGCCATTGCCATGCAGATTTGCCACCAGGCCAGCAGCGTTGTACGGGTCAAACCCGATTTCTTTGACTTCGTACTTTTGGCATTGCTGGCTAATGTATTGCTCAATCTCCACCATGTCGGTGACATTGCCCTGCGTCAACTTTAGGATGCCGGACCGGATCGCTTCCAAGTAGATCGACCAATAGTGGTTTGGAATGAACTCCATAGAATCTTCTGGCAGGAAAAACTGAAACTCAGCCTGGAAATCTTCTTCGCTGTACCGGTGAAGCGTACAGACAGCGTTTAAGTCTCGACTGTGCGCTAGGTCAAATGCCATGAACGTTGACTCTGGTTTTGCCTCCGGCATCGGTCGCGCTGACTCGTCCCACCACCTACGGTCCACCCAGGCAGCATTAGCCGACACATAGATATTCAACGTTTTGCAAAGAAACTCGTTGAGCGTAGCGGGTTTGCTTGCCGCTTCTGTCGCCCTCTGTGCGATAGCTTCCTCGAAAACCGACACCCCATGCATGGGATTGCATTTTTTCCAGATCTCAACATCCCGCCAATCGTCCTGCGGATCTGGTCCGTAAAGCAAACCAAACCAGCGCGGGTTGTCTGTTGCTTCGCCAGTCAGCATGGACTTGTAAAGGTTCATATCCTCGTAAAACTTGGTTTCCTTCGTAAACGATGCGGTAGTAATGTAGATCCGCAGCGGGTTCTGTCGTGCCACCATGCCCGAGTGCAACACCTCAATAGAATTGCGGTCGGTAATCTGCGCTGCTTCGTCAATAATGACGCAACTAGGGTTCTTTCCGTCGCCCGTCTTTTTGGTGTCGCGGCTCAACGCTTTGAACATTGATTGCGTGTCGCCAATCTTTTTGATTTCGTACTTGCTGACAGCAAACAGGCTGGCAAGTTGTTGGGGCATGCTTTCAATGAACCCCTTTGCCGCATCAAAAACGATTGTGGCCTGCTCTCGATTGGTTGCCAGGGTAAACACCTCGGCACCCTTTTCGCCGCATAGCAACTCGTATAGAGCAATGACAGCGGTCAGCGTTGACTTCCCCGCTTTCCGTGGGATAAACAGAATGACGTCTGTGACCATCCGTTTAGAATGGTCGCGCTTGGACCGAAACCCGTAAATCGCGCAGATAAAAAAGATCTGGAACGGTTCCAGCAGGATAGGCTTACCGGCATCTGGTCCCTTCGTATGCACCAGCGCGGCAGCAAAGTCCAGAACGTGCTGGGCATAGTCCGGGTCAAACTGCCATTCCCATTCGCGGTTTTCGATTTGGTTAATGAACCGCTGGCAGGTCCGTTGCACATCTTTACAAACGTTGATGTTGCCCTTGCTGACCGACTGAGCGTAAGCAATGCCGTCCTGCCAGTTCATCCTTTCGGACCCTTCAAAAACTTGGCAACAGGACTGTTTGCAACAGGAGCTTGCCTGTCTAGTCTGCTTCTAGGCGTTAGCCCAAGTTCGTTCATTAGTTTTATCGTGTTTTTCATTGCTTCGTTTGCAACCGAAATATAGGGGTTTGGTGCAAATGTCTTGTTGTCGTTGATCTTCACAATCAACGGGTGCTTGCTTTGCTGCGCTCTGGCGTTGATATACGTTTCCAACTGGTCTGCCAGCATCATCAGCGTATGCCGGTCCTGGTCGCTGCCGATTCCGTAGACTTCGTGCAAGTATTCCGCAGTTTCGGAAATAAAACGCTCCCTAGAATACAACTCTGGATTGTTTGCCCATTCTGCAAACGGAATCCGCTTTTTAATATGTTCCGGCAGCAGGGTTCCGGTGTTGACACCTTTAGACCCATGTATCAAATGAATTTCGGGGGGAAGTTTATTGTGCGGCATCTAACAACTCTGCTTTTTTGCCGGTGAATTCTTCCCAGCGTTTGACAATAACGTCGCAATACTTTGGGTCTAGTTCCATTGTGAAGTTGGTACGCCCTAACTTTTCACAGGCAATCATTGTTGTCCCTGTGCCGCCAAAAGCGTCACCAATTATTGCGCTTGTCTTTGTAAATGACTTAATTGCCCATTCTGGAAAATCGACAGGAAAAGTTGCTGCATGGACATTAGAAAACTCGTTATTTCTGTTTGGTTGCCCTTCATACACATTTTGAACGGTTCCCTGAAAGTCTGCCGTTGGAATTGCCCTTGAAGGGTTTTCTGTTTTGGAAAAAAAAACAATATATTCAAATCTATTTGACATTACATTTCTTGCCATTTGCGGTGCACCATGCTTTTTGTCCCAAATAGCAATGTCAACAAGATTGTTCTTATATTTTTCTAAATACTCTACAAAAGCAATCTTATTTCCAGCCAATTGTTGAATGTTTACTGCCATGCACTTTGTTGACCACATCCAAGCGTTTGTAAATCCACATAAGAAATCAAAATAGTCACCCTGCGTTTTGTCATCTCGATAGGTGGCGTATTTATTATCGGTTGTGTGCGTATTTCCAGACAATTTTTCTGAATCTCCAGCATTATACGGTGGACTGGTAAACATAAAATCAATTTCTTTTCCATCCAACAGATTCTTTACCGCATCTATGCTTGTGGAGTCACCGCACATCAACCGGTGCTTCCCCAACACCCAAATATCGCCAGGCTTAGTGATTGGATCGTCTGGAACCTCCGGCACCTGATCTTCGTCCGTCAGCCCTTCCGTGACTTCTATTGGCGTCAGCGCAGCAATTTCATCGGTGTCAAAACCGGTTAGCTCCAGGTCAAAACCTTCTAGCTCCAGTTCTTTTAGCTCGACCGCAAGCATGTCGTTGTCCCAGCCAGCGTTTAGCGACAGCTTATTATCGGCAAGAATCAACGCTTTCTTTTGGGTTTCGGTTAGATGCGCCAACTCAATAACGGGAACCTCTACCATCCCAAGTTTTCGCGCTGCTGCCAACCTGCCATGACCGGCAATGATGCCTTTAGCACCGTCCACAAGGATTGGGTTGGTCCACCCAAACTCTCGGATAGACGCAGCAATCTGGGCAACTTGCTCGTCTGAATGCGTTCTTGCGTTTCTTGCGTAGGGAATCAACGCTTCAATCTTGACTTGTTTTATTTCCATTTTGTTTACTTTTTAGCCCCCTAGGTTGACAACTACTTTTGCAGGAAAGTGAC